TGGCCAAATGCTAAACAAGTCTGAGCGTCCATTGTCACAAGTGAGTTGTCGTGTGCTATCCACGCGAAGTCTTGGTCCGAGTCAATCCACTTAAGATCATTGGGCTGGGCCCCGTTAATTACTGCTGCAAGTGCTAAGGAATACGCGCCGGCAATGTTTTGCTGGCTATCAGCATCAAAATCATAATCCTTGTTTGCAAATGTAAATAATTTCAAACGCCGGTCGCGCTCACTGTTCACGTCGTCTGCTGTTGGCGCAAAGAAATCATGAGCGCGAATTGCTGCGAGGTACGCCGCCGCATCTGCCTCCGAAACGCTAGGCCCAAAGGAAACGCGCCAAGTTGCCGGATCATCGATGCGACCGATTCCAATTCCGCCCACATCAGAAGTGAACTCCATCGCCTTGGCTCGTACCGCCATCAACAGGTTGTGGGACTGTTCCATTGCAGTGGTCATGCGTAGATCACTCCCTCAATGCCGGCCAGTGTTCCGTTGAATTCGTCGTAGAACGATGTCGTCGTGTGGTTAGATGCAATATATTCGAGATGATAGAATGTGTGCATTCCTGCACCCGTTCGCCCTGAGTACGTTGCCCCGCAGACATTGGCAACACCAGTACCACTAATCGAACCAAAAGCACCAAGCGAAACTTGTGCAGACCTTGCCACGGAACTCGACGAAGCCGCATCCGCATTATCTATGCCAATATCTGATGCTGCTGCGTTAGCAGACGTTGTGCCATAAACCATGCTGTGAGCACCAATCTTCACAAAGGCCTCATCAGTGGGAAACAGGCATCGAATAAAGATTGCTTTGTCGTTCGACTTGAAAAATGTCCCAGGAGACGATGCGTATTGATAACCCACTGTCTCAGTGTCCGACGCAAAAAACATATTTAGCGGAACTAGGTTATCAACGTTGGCGATGAATCTAGTCTTTAAGCTGCTTTCACACTGCCCGCTCGTGCCCGTAGTCCTGAAACATCCAACCAGCCGCCGTGCTGGTGTACCGGATTTCACCCACACGCCATCTTGCTTAACGATAGCCGTCGCGCGCGTTGTGTCATTGGTCCAGGCCACCGCCTCCAACGTGAGCGTTCCGCTGACATCGTAAGCAAAAACATCGTACATCGTGTCTGTTGTTGCCGGCACAGCAATCGACACCTGAGCAGACGTAAAAACCGACCATTCCGAACTGCCATCGTACAGCGAAATTCCGTTACCCTTGTAAGGCGTCAAGTAAACTGTCGTGGCCGCCGTGACATCGGCATCCGGAACTGGATCGTTGGTGGATAGCGTCAGCCGGAAGTCATTTGTCGAATTGGAACCACCACCGCCGCCGCCGCCCGCATTCGCATCAACGTAAGCCTTGACTGATTGTTGACTAGGGATCGCAGTTGCGCTGTCTGACAACATGTCGTCTTCGTCTACGAAGTCGACAACGCCAGCCGTTCCCGAGCCTGTAAAATACGGGATCTTGTTTGCCGCGCTCGTCAGTCCGGCGATCGCCGCTAGTTCGGCATCATACGCTTGCACATCCGTGTTAATAGCGAGGCCAAGGTTCGTCCGAGCCGTTGCGACGTTCGCCACGTCTGACAGATTGTTAGCAGCCTGCATATCGCCAGCACCAGCGCCGGCATTGCCGGTTGCTACAAACTCCACGCTTAGCGTATCGCCGTTAGCCCAGCTACCATTGCTGCTGACATGAGACACGGTAAACCGGCCATAGGTCGTGCCGTCAGTGATGGCTGACGTGATGCGGAAAACTGCGTAATTCTGAGGATCTGACGCCTCTTTGATTGTGAGCTGGCCACGGTTAGCTGTTGTGGTAGAATCATCCCAGCTTTTAACGAAGTTTTCGAAGTCAGGGGCCCCCGTAGCCGCGCCCGTGTAGCTGATTGCGATCTCGGTTGCGGATGACAACGTAGCATTGTTAAACCGCAAATCTCCCGCGCCGGGATCTGTTGCCGTGTCAGTCGCGCTGTCAAAATCAAACTCGATGCCGCCGGCAAGTCCCGCGTTGCCCTCGTCGCCCTTGTCGCCCTTGTCGCCAGTCCGGCTAAACACAATAGCTAGCTCGTCTGAGGCACTAAAGCTGCCGTTCGATGCGACGTGAGTTACTGCTAGCTCAAGATGCGTTGTGTTGTCGGTGACGCTCGTCAGTTGATAAATCGCGAAGTTTTGCGGCGCGGCCGCGCTCTTGACGTACAACAGCCCCTTGGTCGCGCTCGTGCTGTCATCCCATGTCGTAACAACGTCCGATACGTCTGGATTTCCTGTCGATCCGGAGCTCGCCGACATGGTAATAGCGGTGACACTGGCAAATGCCGCGTTGTTCAGACGGATATCACCGGCTGAAGGGTTTGCCATAGTCGTGTCAGTGTCGAAATCCCATCGAATTCCGGCATCTACACCCGCCTCGCCAGTGTCGCCCCTACCGATCGGGGTAAAGATGACATTGAGGTTGTCGCCGTCAGCAAACGTGCCGTTTCCGGCGCCATTGGCAAGCGTCCACTTTTTGTAATCGCCCTGGTCCGTTTCCGTGCTGGTGACATCGAAATGAGCAAAGGTTGTCGGAACGCCTACTTTTGTAATCCAGAGATGGCCCTTGGTGCCGCCGGCCTGGTCGTCCCATTTTTCAAGGATCGGCCCGAACGGCTCAGAATTAGGCCCTGTCTCGCTAATGTAGATCTCAGTGGCGGAGGCAACGGCCGCGTTGTTCCAGGCCAGCCGGCCCGCGCCCGGATTTGCGTCCGTTGTCCCCTCATCCCAGACATAGGGCAGACCAGTAAGACCTTGCATATCAGCGGCAGCGGCCGCTGGCAGAGCGTGAATGATCCACATCACGGATACGTTGCGCGCTCGCGTCTCGTTTCCGCCGGATGCTGCTGATGTAGCGACGTGAGTATGATTTGGCTCTGACGACAACGTATGACCAGAAGTCGATGAGCCGTTGCCGACAATAACGTTGATCTGACTGCCGGTTCCTTGCTGAATTGTCTGAGCTAGGTGGCCGTTAGTTGTGTGATTGTGCGCTCCTGCACCGTTAACCGTAATCGCATGATTGTGCGAGCCGAACGTTGCGCCCTGACGTGTGCCGACCTCGCCGCCTGTTGTGCCGTCGCCGCGATCCGCCCTGCTCGCTGCATCAGGATCTCTACCCGCTCCATCGTCATCACCGCGTAGGAACTCGCCTCGGTAATCCGGCACGTTGAACGAGCTTCCCGAACCGCCGTACTTGTAGCCGATCTTTGCGAACAGCTCCGGGTATTCAGTCGTTGAAACTGATTGACCGTTAGCATGCAACCAGCCGGATGGTACTGTATCTGTCGGATACGGCAGAACAGCGCCAACCGGAATCAGATTGTTGAGCGCATAAGTGTTGATAAGCGCCGGAATGAGCGCGTGAACGTGGTGCCCGGTGTTGTCAGATATAAACTGGTCGCCGCTTTGATGGTAACGCACCATCGTAGGCACATTGATCAGGACATCATCGCTGACAAACTCGGAACCTGGCTTTGGCCGCCATGGCTTGGCGGCGAAAGATCCGAGCTTGAGCGTTGTCGCTCCAGTGTTGCTCTGGTGCGGCTGCACGTAAAACGACAAGCCATCAACCAGAGCGTCAACGGTGGAATCAATCGTGACTTCATAGACGTTAGCCGTTGCGCCCGTTGTTGTGTGCGGTTTGCCAGTGTCGAGAATCCATGATTTGATCCTGGCCATGAGCTGGCGCGCGCTGTCGTTGACAGTGTTCGGATTCTGGAACTCGGCAAAGTCAATGCCAGAATCCGCATTGCCGTTGTCGCCGGCCGTTGTGGACCAGTCTAAGATTGAGACCATTGATTCACTCTGCTTCTGGTTGGAGTCCGCATATCAACAGGCGCTTAGATTCACGTTTGCCAGCACTTGCCGGCCGTGGTATCCGTCAAACCCTTGAATTGCATCTAAAACGTAGGTTGTTATGAGCCCTTTGCGAGAGCACTTGATCGGCACCGCCTCATTGCTGATCGGTGCCGTCTTTTGTCTCGGCACTTTTGCCGTTTACTCTGTTATTTACTGGTCACCCATATATGCCGCATTCGCCATTGTGGCGTTGATGGTCAGCACATTGATGATAGGAGCTGCTGGCTACACCAGAGCCCGCCATTTACTTGGCTTCGGCAACAAGAGAGACACCATTCAGCATGTGCTTGCAGCATCACTAATCGGATGCATGGCGGTTTCGTCCGCTCTTATCTATCTTCTTGGCTTGAGCCTGCAATAGCAGAGCCGTAACCGCCCGCTGATGGACTCTTGCGCAGCGTAATTTGCTGGCTCTTGGCCCTGTTCGCAACGTAACTGCCGGGTTTTACGATAGGCGTCCGAATGGTCTTAGCCAGTGAATTATAGAGCCTAGACATCAGAACGTTGTGCTTTGAAAACAGCTCCCGCTTCGCCTGAGTTTCAGCAGCCTGCGCCGCTAGCTCCGGGAAAATGCCTCTCACCACCGTCCCCGATCCTGATGGGTTTGGGTCTGGCGCGTTGACGACCTTCAGAGCCTCCACAAGTTTTCTGATCGTGCGAACTTCGCTAGGCTTGTATAATGTCTCCATTACGGATTTCTGGTTGTGCATTGCAGATCTGATGTTGCCGAGCAAAGCTTGCGGACCAAGCGTCTCGCCATCCTTGCCGCTGACGAGCTTAATCCAGTAAGCAAGCCTGACATCATTCCATGCTTCTTCACCAAGCTTCCCGCCGTACTTTTTTACAAGCGTTTCATACGTCTTGAGAGCAGCAGCTCCACCTACCTTGAAGCTAGCTTTTGATCCGCCGGCCCCAAGCAGAGAATTTATCACCTCTTCACCTGTCTCCGCACCTTTGATGCGCTCAAAAACACGTGCAACCACAGTTGATTTTCCACTAGGATCTGTCGGCTTTATGAGCGACCTAACCTCTTTTGTTGCGCCGATTGCTTCCCGCAACGCCTTGACGCCATTCGTATCGCCGGCAAGCAGGCCCTTGGCCGCCGTGTCGCTCACCCAATCCATATAGCCGGCATAAATCTTACCAGCTGCCGCCTTGTCACCGTTAATTGATGACGCATTCCTGACGTATCCGAGCAATGTGCGGCGCATCTCGTCAATGTATGTAACGGATTGCTGCCCAAGAAACTCAGAAAATTCTGTCGGCGGCGCCTTACCTTCCATGAAAGCCTGAAGCTCCTTAACCATTGCTGCGGCTTGCGGCTGCTGGTCTGGAACGATGCGGAAATTGCCTACAGACTTCTGTACAAATTGTGGGATAGACGCTTGCGAACCGCTCTTAGCCGTCAGGTTTCCTGTCTTTTTCCAAGCCTCGTTCTCCACCTTCTTTGCCGCATCTACTGCAACATCGAAACCCTTTTTCGCGCCAGATCCCAGCTCAGAAGGGTTTTGAATGTAGCTATTCGACGACCTGCTAGGAGCTAACAAAGCCGGAATTCCATCCAGCTCGGTGTCTCCGGTTCGATACGGGGAGCGCCCGCTAAAGCCCTGCCCTCGAACAGCTCTTTATATGGCCTCTCGTTGCGCCTTGTCGAATTGGAGCATTTGCTCTTGTGGCTCTTTACCGAGATTGCCTGCCCTCAGATCCTTTTCAGCTATAAGAAAATCTTGCTGCTTTGTGCGTTGCCCCTTGGTTGTCGGAATGCCGAATTGCTGCGTTTGCACTTGCATTAGGGCTTCTGACGGGTCCGTGGCCTGCTTTGACAGACGCGCAAAGGCTTGCGCCATCTCTCCTTGTATCAAGTCGGGATCAAACCCCTCGTCAGTGACGAACTTGCGCCCACGCTCGGTTAAATTACCAGCCTCGTCGCCAAGAGCCCTGTTGGTTGCATTACGAGACATAAGGCGCAAAACCAGTGCGCCTAACAACTCGCCTCCGGCGCCGCCAGCAGCCGCCATGCCGGCCTTTAGCAAACTAGGAGCTTGCTTAGCACCCATGCCTTGCGCCGCAACATCCTGACCGAGACTTGTAATTCCTGCTCCAGCCGCTTGCGAACCAGCGCGCGACAACAGCCCGAAACCGGCCGCCTTAGCTCCGGCCCCTACTGCACCGCCAGCAGCCATGAATGGCAAAGAGCTGGTGATCCCTCTGTTCACATCCTGCCAATCGAGGCCCGGCTTGTTAACGTAGCGCTGATATGTATTGCCGTCATTGCCTCGATAAACGATCACATCGAATCCGTTTGAATCCTTTGTGGTCGTGATATAGTTTTTGCCTAGCTGTTTGATTAGAATGTCTCTGTATTGGTCGTCAGACATGCCGACCAATTGCGCTCTCGACACACCGTCAACAGTCAATGGCGTGTTTTTGTCGAAGCCAGAGGGGGAATCAATGGCCGGCAAATCCTTGAATTTAGGATCTTGCTTGCCAACAATGTATTCATAAGCTCCCGTTGCCACGTTTCCTAATGTTTCGAGCCCCGGCCCTACATATTCATCGTAAAACGTCGGCTCTTCCATCTGGAAGCCAGGCGGTGGCGATGGGATTCCTGAATCTCTACCTTGCGATTCAAATTCAAATCCTGGAGGCGGTGGAGGGATTTTGCCCGTCATTGCGCTGGCATCCATTGTCCATCACGGAAGATAATTCGCTCGCCGGTCTTAGGGTTGCGAGCTGTTGGAAAGCCGGCCCCTAACGACCTTGGTTTTGCAGGAGCAATAGACCTCATCTTTTCCATTAGTTGTGAGAACTTCTGCCCGTAATCAGAATCTATGTCTGCAAGCCTAGTGTAAACGCCAGAATCTAACCGGCCGTTGTTTTGTGCCGCGTATGCCCTCGCCTCTTGGGCTCTCGCCATTTCGTATTCTTTACTCATAACCGCAGCTGCAATTATCAAGCGGTTGCCCTCAGGTGACTGAGACAATCCGGGAGCCATATCAACTAGGAAATTCCTATCTGCGTCTGACATAGGGCCAGGAAGCTTGTCCTTGTTTCCGACTGCAATCTCTTTTGTAATCGTGCCTATCAATTCGGCGTCGCCGACACCTTTCATGTTGACACCGAACGCTTGACCCATCTTCTTGATGTTGGTCACGAACTCACCGCCGAATCCCGTGTAAACGTTCGGATTATCCAGCGCTCGACTCATGAGCTTTAGACCATTGATTGACCTTCTGGCCTTGGCTGCTCCTGCTTGCAAATCCCTGTATTCTGTGGCCAATTGCTTGCCCATCTCCTTATCGTAGGAGGTTTCGCCGGCCATGTTTATGTTAGTTTGCGGGCGCCGGGATTGCATAAACTCCATCGGAGAGCCCTTGAATCCGCCTGCTCTTGCAAACTCGTAATTCCGCATCATTTCCGTTGGCTTAGGCCCTTGATTGCTGGCCATATCGAGGCGCCGCTTAGCTAACCCGTGAGTCAGATCAAACCGGCGCTTCGACTCTGCGGCTTGCGCCTCCTGCATCTGCTTTGCTCGAGCTGCAGCGGCCTGCCTTTGTTGCATTGCCGCCTGCTGTTGCGCGTGCTGTTGCTCAAGCTCAAACCGGCGATAATTGTCCTGACTCTGTTGCGCGCCTAGGGCGTTTAGCTGTGGCCCCACATTGGCGCCCTGCATTGCGTCCGCAAATGCCCCGAGATAGCCAGGCACCGGGTTGAACCCTGGCACATTGCTAAGAATGCCTGTTCGGCGCTTGCGATCCATGATCAACCTCTAATCACCAGCCAGTGTTGCCCATCATCGGCGCTGATTGGCCGAACATGCCGGAAAAACCCATCATCGGGTTTGTCATCATGCCGACGCCGCTTGCAACCATGCCCGGAATGTTCATCGGCGTGCTTTGCGTCGTCGTTCCGCTGCCTTCCGAAGTCCCGCCCATGGCACCGATTTGACCGCCTAGGCCGGCCAGATAGTTTGCAGAATTGATACCGGCCATTCGTTCTGCCTTGTCCATCTCGTCACGCATTTGGCCGGTCGTGAGCTGCAAATTGGCTTGGCCCTGGTTGGCTTGGTCAAGCATTCCGGCAAGCTGCGGCGCTTGGCTTCCGTAGCTCAGCAGATTGTTGCCCGCGTTCACCTGATAGCCGCGCTCTGTGTTGTAGTTGTTCATCAGGCCCGTGTTGTAGTAGTCGCCCAGGTTGCGGCTCAGGATGTCTGTGTGAGCCCCGGAACCATAGCGCCCGAGGCCTGACATTGACCGATTTACCCGGTCCTCGATGCGATTAGCGCCGGTTTCAAGCGCCGCCATCATGTAGGGATTGCCATTCAGGTAATCGCCGCCGACCGTCGATTGCAATTGATCCAAACCACGCCCAAAAGCGCCCTGAGCCCCCTGGATCTGACCCGGCAACACCTGCTGCACATTGTTGCGCTGGCGCGATAGCTGCGACATCCGATCAAGGCCAGCCATCGTGTCGTTAGAAAACGACGGTGAAAACGTCTCTGGCGTGCCGTATCGCATCGCCTGGCTAGCCGCCCCTTCGATGAGAGGCATTGCAGGCGCAAACGGGTTGCGCTCCGTGCTTTCGCGCTTGGTCGTGCTTTTTTCCTGACCCATCAAAGTGGCCTTTCCAGTATAACGTGCGTCATTCGGTATTCCGGCAAGCGCCTTGCCCATCCCTTTCGGGCGGTCATTTCGATCTTATCGCACCCAATGGCTCGCGCCGCGTCTTCAATGACCTTGAGCAATGGCGTCCACTGCTTTGCATGAGACCCCTTGCAGAAGTGCAGAGTGCAAACCTTGTTCCCGGCCATCGACGTGAAAACCTCGGTTCCGACGATCGCTGCTGTGCTTTCGAGCGATCCTTGAGTCACCACCCAGAGCTGCCAAGTCCCGTCCAATAGGCGGTCAACGATTCCGTCAACCGTGAATGATCCTCCACTATCTTCCGGCAGACCTTCGACCAAACCGACCACGTATGGCCACACCTTTTCCAGCATGTCAGCCCGGACCATAGTGATCTGCCATTCTGGCTGCGTCTCAGTCTGCAATCCGTCCATTATCCGCCTATCACCACGTAGTAAAATGTCCGATCCGTCTGCGCGTTGTTCGCGTGAGTGATCACTACTGAACCAGCCGTCACTACGGCATAACATCCGCCAGCCGCCATTTCCACCGCTGCATTTGCAGTCTTCGGAAACATGAAAAACCCGGCTTGACCGTTGATTGTTGTCTTCGTGATCGTCGTGCTAGCTGCATTGGCTGTTAGCGTGATTTGGCCGCTGGCGTTGCTCCGACCTTCGATGAGTTGCTTGACCGCCTGTGCCACGACGCGAATGCGGTCCTCTGTCGGCGATATGACCAGCATTAACGCATGCCCTGGCCGATTTGGTCATCAACCATGCCTTCCATCCGAGACCATGTTTGGCCGGCCGGCGCGGAACATCTCGCCCTGATAAGATGGCCTGACGTATGTTGTGGAGATACGCCGGTATCAGCTAGCGCTTCTGCCGTATCGTAAACAACGGATTCGCCCTGCGCTTCTCGAGACGATACCGCCACTGTAGCCGCCGTCGTATCGATCAAAGGCCGAATGCCATTGATATACTGCCTGGCCCCGGCTTGCTTGTCCGAACTTTCAAACACTGCCCCCAGCGTTTCGCCGGTCATGTAAGCCAACTTTTTGTCAGCCCCGAACACTCCAAGCAGCGCCTCGCCGCCTTGCCAAACCGGGCTATCGAGCGAGAATAGCAACGTTTCCATGTTGCCGAATGCGTTCATAGTGTCGAGCGTGACGCCCGTGGTCAGCAGCCGTGCGATCGCTGTGGTCGATACGCTGGCGATTGTGGCCTCGTCTAGCGCCCAATCATAAAGCAGCAGCTTATCTGGCGTTGATCCTGTCGCCTCCTTTGAGACAAAGCCCCAGACAATCAGTCGATTGCGCGGATCAACGCCCGCAATCATGGGCTGGTTGATGGATTTTAGCTCATCCTTGAACCACCGCGCCCACTTGCCCACGCCGATAGGCTGTGCTGCGCCAGAGCCCAGATCCATCCGATAAAAACCGTCGTCCCCATAGTAGAAGGCGAGAGCCCCGAAACGCACCAGAGAGCCCGGCACAGCTAGACCGCGCCCGCCTTCGATCTGGTCAAACTGGAATATAGCATCGCTGTCAGGGATGAACGTCATTCGCGTGACGCGCTCAGCCTGCATCACATAGCCAACCTCGCCGCCGATCAGACCCCGGATAGGCCCGCCGTCCTGGAAGTCTTGATAGTCGCTGCTGCTGGTGCCAGGCGTCCACATCTCAGGCAAGGCCAGCCCAGACCACTGGATTCTGCGCTCGTTATTGAGGATACCGCCGATCAGCACGAAATCACGCACAGTCGTGATAAAACGGCACTGCGGCGGCGATCCTCCTAGCGCCTCGAAATTGCTGCTTACGCCAAGCTGATATTTCTGCGGCACGTCGCCAATAGTGCAAGCAACCACCAAACTGCCGGAAGCCGCAAACCGCCACGGCTCACCGCTCCCGGCAGAGTATGCCCCCCCGGAAACTCGCGTAACATCATCCCAAAGCTGATCAGCTCCGAGCTTATAGAGCGCAGTGCCGTCGCCTGCAAAGACATGCACATCGCCGTCATTATCGAACACGGTAGCCGCGCCCTCGCATTGTCCGGCCAAAGCGTCCGACAATGCCGCCGGCCCTCTCAGCGGGCCATAAGCACCGCCAACAAGCGGTATGCAATTCTCCGCGCGGCGTGCAACTGGTGTGTTAATGCCGGCTCTGTCAGGATGGAATGGGCCGAACGGAATCAAATAACTGCCCTCCCTGGTCGCATCCGAAGATTGCCAGGCATGCGCATGGCTTGCGCTTTACGGTTCGCTCCGTCGATGCTGGCTTGTAGCTGTGATAAATATCCGGCTGCTTTTTGAGCGTCCTGCATCCACTTGTAAGCCTCGAACATCAAGGCATGGAACCACACCTCTGGATGAGCGCTCAGAACGTCGTTAGTTGGCGCCCCCACTGTAACGGCCGGGAACCGCTTCCAATAACCTAGCGACAAGTCACCTGTATATGCCGGCGCCACCCTCAGCGTTGAGCCCTCAATCGTGTAGGCTTTGGGATTGCCCGACGTATAGCGCGCGGCAAATCCCTCAAACGCTTGCGGCTTCATATATTCCATGCCAGCGCGCATCGTGTCTGTTGCTCGATAAATCTTCTGGATGTCCAACACGTCATTGACGTTAGCTATTGTCCCGCTTCCCGACACCATTGCAATAGTCGTCGTGACATCCATTGCAGTCGCCCGCAGCGCGCTAGATGGCTCAAAAGAGCTTCCGCCGTTGTAAATGCGCGCTTCTGCCAGCGTCATAAAGTTTGGAAACTGGTTTGAAAACTTCGTGTCCGGGCGAACCGCAAAGGATTGAACTGCCTCCAAAAGCGCGGAATAGCTATCCACTATGCCCGGCCTCCCGTAATGCGTAGGCGGCTGTTGTCGCTGTCGTTAATCCATTTTTTCCATTGTTTTGAATCGTTCACCCAGCCCTCGTTGATCGCCTTGGACTGCACAGCCTGCGGAATGACGGCCAACGGTTTTACAGCCTCGTTTAGCTTCCGGCTGTAGCCGTCTGCAAGACGCGCTGCCTCATCGACGAGTGGTGCCTCATACCATTCTTCGCAGATTTCCAGTTCGTCCTGGTCCTCTGTCACGCCACTGACGATGCGCTGCTTGATGATCTTTGCAAGCGATCCGTCAGGATGGAACCGGCGCGCGATCTCGGTCCACTCGTATGGGTTTTTGATGATCAGATTGCCGTTAGCATCGCGGTTGGTCATGCTTCCTCTGCCTCTCCAGCCGCAATCATCGCGTCGGCTTCCTCAACCGGAAGCTCCTCGAAATCACCGCCTAGCACCCGGCCCATGCTGGTCATCTTCTTGTGGATCAGCACCTTGATGCGCTTTCGCGGACCAGCGGGCGGCGGCTCTGACGCAGGTTCCTGAAAACCTTCTGATGGTTTTGACGCATTCGCCTCAAGTTCGGAGATCTTCTGCCCCATTCGCTCGATAACCTGATTAGCCTTGTCGAGCTGCGCCTTGACATCCGCATAAGATGGCCGCCCCCGCTTCGGAGCGTCGTCCTCGTCAACTTTGATTTCTTCTTCAGTCATGGCAGATAGGGCCGGATCTCTCCGGCCCCTCCCTCATTAGCTGGTTGACAGATCGGCAACGACGCCATGTGCTTTTTCGTTGCACATTTCCAGCGTGTACTCGTTGAGGATCACGCGGGTTTCAGCGTCGCCGATTTTGGCCAACGGAAACCGGACCATCTTCCGAAGATATGCCACTTTGACGTTGCTCGGATCAATGTTGTAGACCGTCCTGCCGGCCGACCGGAGATAGCGATGAGGCACCATTTCGACGTCGCCAAAGTCGGTTGCGAACAGGTTAGTAGCCTGCTGGATGCGATCGCGGGCGATGTTTTCGCGTGCCTGAGATCGTCCCGTGAATCCCGATGCCGTGCGTTTCGCGAATGGGCCCATCAGCGCAAACTTGACGTTTCCCCCTGCCGAGTAGATTTCCTGCAGGTTGTCCAGCCAAAGCGTCTCAGTGAAAGCACGCTGCGTGCCATCGGTCGCGGTTGTCGCCGGGGTAACGTTAGGATCGGCCGGGTCTGCGCCGTCCCCGGCGCGCGACGCATTCGTGCGAATCCATGCCTCGAATCCGCGCAGCCCCCGCGTACCAGTGTTGTCGAAAGCGTTGTTTGAAAGACAGATTGCCTCGCAGTCCTTACGCAGCTCGATGGTACGGTCTGCCATTTGCAGCGCCATCTCGCGATTGCGTCCGGCAAGATCGGACGCCTCCAGGGTGCCCGATGTGGTGGCGTCTTTACGGCTGATCTGACAGACATTTGATACGCGCACATTCTGGGTGCCTGCGGACCTGGCAACCTCGTCACCCTCCGGCACCGCATTGGCGGTATCAACCGCCGACAGTGAGCGAGTCTGCCATTCGTGCAACGGCTGCTTGGCTTTAGCCGTGCCGACGCGAGAAGTAAATGGCGTGTCCTCAACATCAACGCGATGGATGTTGTTGGTCAGATCCTCGCGAATGCCGATCGCATTCGCAGTAGTTTGTGAGTTAGTTACGGTAGCCATGATTTCTTACCTTTCGGCCTCCAGTTCGGCCTCATATGCGCGAGCGAGATCGTCACGCGAAGGATTTGGGTTTTCTCTAAGATTGCGAATTGCAGCGGCGGCTTTTGTCGGCCGACCGACGCGCGATACACCAGGAGTTGCCGTTTTCGGCGGCTTGGCCTTTGGAGCTGGCGCAGATTTACGACGTGCAATTGCATCGTCGTAGCGCTTCGCCTTTAGAAGAATTTGAGCTTCTTTCGCGGACATGCCTTTGATTGCGTGCGAATCGAACCCCTGCTGCTCTGCATAATCAAACAGTTCATCGCGAAGTTTAGGACCACGCTCTGGATCAGCAAACATTGGCTCGGCTTGAACCAAAAGGCTTTCCTGCTCGGCGATCCACTGTTGATGCGCAAACGCTTGATACTGCTCGCGTTCGCGGTTTAGTTGCTCACGTTCCTTTGTTGCCGCCTCTCTCGCTTCGACTCCCTCGACATACTCACGGCTCAGCTCGTCGTATCTAAGAGGGTCTTCGAATTCCAAGCTTTTTGGCGGCGGCTTTAGCTCCTTTTCAGCAAACGTAGCTAAGACCGCATCATATCGATGCATCCGCTCTAGTGTCTGCTGCACTGACTGATTAAGCTCTCTGCTTTGCTCAGCAATGGCCTGCGTTTTCCGAGTGTAATCAGCTTGCCGGCTTGCCTCTCGCGTACCTACCCAGCTTTTCAGCTCGGCAGGCAGCTTTGCAAACTGCGCGCGTTCATCCTCGGACATTCCGGGCAGGAACGAATTATCGTCTGTCGCGTTATCCTCTTCAGGGTCGCTAGACGGTTCGTCCTGGTCTGCCTCGGAATCTTGTGACGCCTCTTCATCTTCTGAGGCGCTTAATTCTTCGGTTTCTTCGTCCTCGAACTCGCCGCCATCATGATCGGGCTCTTGTTCGGGATGAGGTGTCGGCTCTGCCTGTTCAGGCTTTGCCTCTGGCTCAATGCCTTGCTCTGCATTCAGTTCGGCTTCGAATCCTGCGGCAATGTCATCAAGCGTAGGTGGCGGCTGGTGCGCTGGCGCGGCTGCGGTAACATCAGACATGGCGGCTCACCTTTTCTTCATTGCGTTTCGATTGCTTTATAATTTCGGCACGGCCCTCATTGATTGTTATCTGGCACCGTCGCCGCAAATCCCGCAAGGCATGCAATCGGTGCCACAATGCCTCCCGCTCGTCATGATCTTCGACTGTTGAATTACTCCACAAGTCGAAATAGTCCGCTTCAACCGCGTCAAACGCCTCAAACAGACCGCCATCGCCCTCTGCCCACTGCCTCATGGCGTTGGCCTTTGCGATTACAGCCTCGCTGTCAGTTGTCATTTATCTAGATCTCCACCTGGCCTATAACCGGCTGTCATGCTGGCCTCAGTTTCGGCCTGCGCGAAGCCCGTCATCTCTGCCTTGTATTTCGCCAATTCAAATTCTTTTTCCGCCTTGAAAACAGCTATACGTTCTTCGATCTGCATCCGATCGACAGCCAATTGCATCTCGTTTTCAGCTTTTAGCTCTGCAACGAGGCGATCTGTTTCCAATCGATACGCCTCAAGCTCCTGCCTGTGCGCAGCGTTGCGCTCTGCCAAATCCTTTTCATGCTGCGCAGTTGCTTCAGCAATTTGCGCGCTAACA